GCAAGCTGTATGCTTCTCTAATTGCCAGTGCAAGAAAAAGACCCGCACTGAGAACACCAAACGTCGCGTTCTTCTCCGTCACCGTACGAAGAAGGATAGGGCAGCGCTTGGGTCCATATGTGGTAGGAATGGATTACCGTCAACATACCTTGTTGAAGTTTTCGAACACCCTGGATTGGGTGGGTCGGCGACCGTAAGTAATACGGAAAGCGTGATGGAAATTCACCAGGAGGGGGTTACCGTACCCCCACCGGATGTCAGTAACCTTCAGGATCCTTTGTTTTCTGATAAGCTGGCAATTGGTAGTTTGTTTTGTGGGGGTCTCAACCGGGACCCGGAGCAAGCTGCTGAAAATGTGATCGATTGTATCCGTTGCCTTAAAAGGGCGGATATTCAATCACTACGCTTGACCCCGGAAGGGTTGAGTGTGGTACGAGTACTACTAAAGTCCATTATATTAGTGTTCCTTACTTTTTTCTTCACCAACGTACTTACGTGGTTTTGAAGAGAAGAATGGGAAGCAATTCTGGAATTTCGTTGAACATTTTGGTGATCTTTACGTGAAGCTTTCTTCGCTGCACGTTGATTCTTACTCCTATGCGCAAACCTATCTCGCCTATATCCATGACACACTATTGTGCAGGACGTTTGGTGAAGTTCGGATGCCTAAGGAGCCCAATTTCGTATTCCCCCGGAAATTTTACAGTGGTTGGAGTAAGAACTTCATTCGCCGTCAACTGTCGAAACATGACTGTGGTGCCTTATCTTTCTTCTATTCCCTTCAAAAGGGTACGAAGCAGAGTTGGCCAGTCATTAACGATCGTAAACGCTATGATGCCTTAAAGAAACACGCAGGTGCTGCTATTGGTCCCGATATTGTCCTTAAAGAGGACTTCATTGAGATCTTGAGCGGCTATGCGCGTAAACTGTTTAGACGACTTGATAGTTCGTCTTTTACGTCTTTCTCTCCAAACGATCACTCGACCAAAGAGGTCACCTCCCGTAAGGGTGGTGGCTTATCGAGGTTGAATCGCATGTCACTGTTGCATAATAAAGTGTGCAAACCTATTTCCCCGTGCCCGAACCGCCTTTGGCAATCCACACCCACTCGAGTTAGTAATGACCCCAAGATGCCTAATTTAGGCACCCTAAGGGAAATGACACTCACATGTGATAAATGGAGAGCCGATTCTTTCAAAGAAATCCTTGATGAGTCAGAGCCACATTGTGACCTTGACGCAGAAATGATCGCCTTGTCTGAACCTAATAAGGCTCGGGTTATTGGAGTACTTAGTTCCCATGTGTCCCAACCCTTGCTCCCTGTGAAGGGTGCCTGGATTGGCGTGTGGAAGAAGTTACCCCAGAGCACAATGCGGCACGATGACTTGTCATCCCGCATTCAGTTACTCTTATTCTGGACTTTTTACCAGTCACACTTTCCTCTAGGTGTGAGTTCTACCTTTGTCCCAACCGATCGATACGTTAGTGCAGATTACTCTAGCGCTACAGACCTCGTTTCCCGCCAGTGTTCCACCATTGTAGCAAACTGCTACCGTGGCTTTCCTGGTTGGTCATACGTTGTTAAATCTTTCGAAGATGGAGGTACTTGCTCCTATACAAAAAACAAATTCCCTAATACGTTTGAAACTTTACCGCGAGTTCCTTACGTTAGGGGTCAACAGATGGGTCATGGTCTATCCTTTTTCATCCTTTGCCTAACCAACTTATGTTGTCTCATCACCGCAACGGAGCGGTGGAGACACTCCACCGATGTCAAAATTCGGAGCTTAATTGCATCCGGACTTATTTCATCCAAAGATGGTATTGCACTCTCAATCTTCCATGCGAAGTTGTGCAAACACATAGTTGATACAGCAATGATTAACGGAGATGACCTCCTATTCTGTTGTCCACATTCCAGTTTTTGGACTACTGATCTCGCTAGTATTTTCGAACAAGTGGCTCTTGAAGTCGGTTTTGAATTCTCTGTTGG